TCAGATCAAGCGCATGAAGAAGCGCATTGATGAGTTGTTTGAGATCACCGAGCAGAAATGATTGTCACGGCTCTGATCTTTTTGGGGACGTTTGTCATACTTCCGGCAGGCTTAAGCTTTGCTGTGGAAGGGGACGGGCGCACGAAAAAACCAAAAAAGACTCAAATTGATCCGGTGCCAGCAGTGGAACCCGAACCCGAACCCGAGCCTGAACCTGAGGTTGATCCGGAGCCGGAACCCACACTTGTTCCTACGACCGTTGTTACCATCTCCCCGAAATGCGCAGATGAAGCCTCGGTTAGTCGATTGCGGGCGGCAACGTTTAACTTCTTATCCAAAGTCGATAATTTGCCTTCAGACATTTCTTTCAATGTGGTGGACTGCACACCCGAGGGTATGGTCGACATTGAGATCGTAGAAGTCCCAGAATAAACCTGATGCCCCCACCCGGTAGGAATCGCCCATGCTTCTGCCCCGAGCGTGGG